CTGCCTGTAGGGTTCCTAGAATAGACGCTGCCTTACACGCTCTGAGGAAGTTCTCTAGGGTGTCACACTGGCTACCTGATATCTCACACAAGTTACAGGCTTGGAATCCACTTACACCTGACGATGTTACTGGTAACATACCAATCTCTACGCCTTTATTGTTACTGTTGGGTTTTCCCCAACGGTCTAGCTATTTCTACTAGACTCCCCCTGTTTCCAAAGGGAACGGACTATATCACCACCCATTTCTGGGGCTAATCACACGAAAATTAAACAAGAACCTTTCTTTGAAAAGAGGGAGTAACGTGAGAACGCATCATATCCATAAACTTGGAAATGTCTTTTGTTCTTAAACGAAGATAGTAATAGCTGTTCTGTCTATTAATATTCCACTCTAAGTCGAGGATTTCTTTTAGTGCCTTCTTTAAAATAAAAAGGTCACCGTAGGATAATCTCTTAAGGTTTAAGGTAACATGGTACATATCATTTACACACCCTTTGCTTCGGTATGTTACTAGACTACCATCACACATATACAGGATAGCTAGAGCCTCAGCGTCCAGCAGTTTCAAAGCATGTGGGTCGATACCCTTATACTTTCCCGTATAGATTCTGTCTCTTATGGTTGTCAGTAGCGGCAGTGTTTTTGATTGAAGGCGAATCTGCGGCTTTCTGTTGCAACCGTCAGTGTTCACATCCTTTCTTTCATACTGTTTGCAGCTTGTTGCATTCTCCAGAACGCTTTGGCAGAAGTCTATGTAGTCTTTGTTCTCTGCAACCATATTCATAGCAAAGTGTGCGTTTTTATTGCCCTTAGTTACATAGAGACCACCGTCTCCCATAACCATGTAGCTAATAAGCTTTACCAATTCTTTCTTGTCTGTAATTTTCATAGTCTCTACACCCTCCATATCGGATTGGCACGGGATTGTCTTCAGCATTACCTGTTAAGGGTTTCCCCGTTTTTCGATTAGTTATTCAAAAAGTCTCTCGACTTTAGGCCGCTACGTTTAACGGATTGAAAGCAAACTCAAGGTTATCTGTGAGTATGAATCCCGGCTCTCCGAAGTCTTTAACAGACTCCATGATCTTAGCCCACTCTTCCCTTGTTAACTCGTCTCTTAGCAACATAACTGAGTTATTACTACGACCACGTTGAGGATTATTTACAAACCAATCTCCAGTTTTCGCAGTCATCATTTCTTCGTCAGTTTTACTAAACATACAGATTGTAGCGGAACGTCTTACCCCACCGGAAAGTACAGCATCTGCCATGTGCATAATAAAATCATACGCGACAATAGGTCGTATTTTAGTTTGTTCATTTTGTACCTCAGTATCTAGTAGTCGTTCACATCTCTGTAATGAGTTCCTTAACCCATCTGGGCCGGGAGCTTTAAATCCACCACTAATCTCGGAGCCTTTCGGACGCACCTTAGAGAAGTCAAAGTGAACTTGGCATCCACGGTACTCAGGGAATGAACCCCCATCGTCAAAGTAAGATGAAACAAGAACACCAAAAGCATCTGCCCAACCTTCGATAGTATCTGGAACAGTGAATACCTTACTTTTCTTCTCGTATCTCGGACGGATATTAGGGAGTTTAGTTATGTGATGCTCTTGCACAGAGAATCCAACACCACAACCACATAAAAGAAGATACATAGACTCTTGGAATGCTTCTGGTCTATCTATGTAAGTGGTGACACAGTTGTACATCCTAGCAACGTGCTTGAATATCTGATCTCCACCAAACTGTAAAGCTCTCTGGGCACCAAGGACTCTCTGTTCAATGTAAGCCTCTTCTGCAAATGCAATTAGCTTCTCAAGCTCGGGCGTCATGATATCTGCATATTTCTTGCGGTGCATGTTCATAACTCTACGTACAGCTTCTTCCCAAGTCTCATAACGTTGCTCAGTGTCCATCCAACGTGAGTATCCCATGAAGAATTTAGACTCGGACATCATTTGCTTACCAAACATTAGAAAGATCCCTCAGAGTTGAATTTTTCCATGTATTGGCTCTCAGAGCGTCTACTCATTTTACGCATGTCTTCTTTTAGGAAGATATCCTCTGTAGAATACAAATAAGCACTGAGAGAGGCTGAACCAGAACGCCTCCAATCCATATCTGTCCTCTCACTACCTTCAACTCGAAGGCCTGTTATAATTTGATTTCTAAGGTTCCTGTGTTGGCATTCTACAAACTCGTAAGGCTTTGTAATGTCCATGCCGTTTGTGAAGAGAATCGTTGCAAATTCCCTAGGTTCTGGTTTGGGGTCTACCCAAGTGTCCAGAAGTTGTAAATCAGATACGCTCAAGTAGTAAAAATTCATTTATGTTGTTTCTCCAATCTTTTGTTAAAATACCTCCTCCAAAAATAACCACGAACTATAGAAATAAAAGTAAACATAGTAGTTATCCCTATATTCTCTCCAAAAGAAGTATCGAGATTATAGATAGGGGAGATAAGGAAGGCCCAGACCAGCATCGCTAGAAGCCAGCCTGAACCTACGTTTAATATTTGCTCGACGATTGATTCCCGCTTAGATTGCATAATCCCAGCAAGCGTTTTCAGGAATCAATTGTCTATTCTGAATCCAACCAAAGAAGTTTCCAGAATAGTAGCCAAGACTATTATTATAACCTGTAACGCCTTTCGAGTCAAGGTCAGTAGTTTCCGAATCCATTGGAGTACACTGATGTTCAAATGGAGAAGCATGGACTGGCTTAGATTCTACAAGCATATCGTAGATCATAAGAGCCTTCTCTAAACTGTTGTCAGTGAGTCGATAACTGACTTGAGCACAGCAAGATGCAGAAACTTTAATAGCCTCTTGTAGAGATAGTTCTTGAATATCTCCATCAGCGTCTAAGATACCGTAAAGTCTCTCATCATTCTCAATATGAGTCCCTACATAAGGTAAGTGCCATTCCCCAGTTTTCAGTTTGTTAGGGGTAGAATGAGCCATAGCCTTCCACATACATTCAGCCAACTCTTTAATTTCTGGTTGAGCATCTGCATGATTACGTAGCCAGAAGAAATTATCGTATTCAGTTGCTGTACAAACCACCTTAATAAACTGGAAAGGTTCTAGCAAGCGATTGACAATTTGCTTATGATAGCCAGCAGCATGAAACTCTTCTGCAGCGTAAATAGCCTCGTCACGAGCAATCTCCCACCAAGATTCTCTTGTGAAGTTCCAACCGCCATCTGGGATAACGTTTGTACACTCAAGGTCTGCCTGCATTCCTTTCTGGTGTGCTCCCCAATGAATAGGCATAGCAGTATTCTTCCTGATGTTTTCAATCATCTTAGGCACTGGAATGGCACGACTAGATGCGGCGTTACGGCTAAACAGTCTGTGAGTCATAAACTCTGCGTGTATGAACCTTGGGTATTCTAATTCGAAAGTGGTTACCCGATTACCCTCCGAATTGATGCTATCTGCGATTACCCTAGCTGATATACCCCCTCTACCATTAACTTCAACCATATTTTGCGATCTCCTGTATAATTAGATGGGCAAACTCGCCGGGAACAATATTTTCATTCCTAACATCCATTCGAATAGTGTGGACACCATCTACCTGAATGAATTCCCGACTGTCTCCTGCAAAGTTATTCGATCCTTGACCAGAGAACTGTACCACATAGATGTTCTTTCCACCAAACTCTTTCATCAAAGGAAACACTTCTTCAGCAAAACCTGAGTCAGTGAATACAACACCTTTGTCAAAATCATCTGAACTGATCGATAGTGCAGACTTGCGTCCAAAGAATTCTTGCCCAAAGTGAGGTTTAGTCATTTTCTCACTAACATAGATCAAAGCTTCCCTTGGACTCATTCCGTGAAACAAGGGGCTAGGTTTTTCTTTCAGAGACCTGTCAGTGCAATATTTTATAAACTCAGCCATGTCTTTACAATCAGTAAAGGGATAGGTGCAGTCGTAAAGGGCAGTCTTGAAGGAGCGTAAAGAACATCCAAACATCAACCTCAGACATTCACCTACAGTGTCTTTACCAGCCCCTTTCGGGGCGTTCAGCAAGACTATCTTATTACTTAGTGGACTCATTCACCAACCTCCTCTTTAGCAGCGTCTGAAAGCTTCTGAGACATGTCAGCGATCTCTTGCATACTTACTTTAACAAAGTCATGAGGTTTCAACATCTTTCCATCAGACTTACGGAGTACGGCGTAGTATTCAGATCCATCTTCCAGTGTTGTTAAGCGAACTAGGCACTCTGTACCTGCATCCTGATGGGATTTTAGAGTTTCGTTAGCATGTTCTGCAGTTCTGTGGAACTTCTCTAGGTTGTTGTCACATACAATTTCAAGAGCTTCAGAAACATCTACACCACAAAGTTGAAGCCTTTGGAATAGACCAATAGCTGTTACCATGACATCTGCTACTTCCTTAATCAAGTTTGGTAGGTTCTCGTCAATAGTCTCATCGAAAGCTTCTTGAGTTTCTTCTACCACAAGACCTGCCTGATTACGCATAGCAGGCCAGAATTCCTCGCTATCAAGTGAAATTCTACTATTGCCAATCAAAGTGTTCATTAGAAAAATCTTTTCATATGCTGTCATATTTGTAGTAACTCCTTAAGCGTATTTTTGCATTAGATAGTCTAAACTAACCATCATTGGATTACCGAAACCATCTTCAACGTTATGTAGTACTGTAATCCCTCTGAAGTGGTTGTTACCTTGATAACCCTTGTAGTCCTCGTCATGAGGATAGAAGGCTCCATTAACAATGCCAATTTGCATCCGACCATCAATACTAGGCTTGATAGCGATGTCTAGGCACTGCTTATGTCCAACTACAAAGGATCTACCAACATTTTTTAGAATATTCATAGCACTACCACCATACGGCTTGCCAGACATTGGGTTAGCCATGAAGTGAACGTAGAATATACCAGAAGCTTGAGCTGGTTTCAAGAAGTCATATACTTCCCAACCGTATTTATTAAGGCCTAGAAGCTCAGTTCCAATAAATCCGTGCAGTTCTGGGTGTTCGTTAGCAAACCTGTCGATTCTATCTTCATGGTTACCCATACAGAAGATCATTCTAGGCAAGTAAACTCTCTTTTTACCACGCCTCTGAGACTCTTGTAGTTGTTTTAGTGGGCCTAGCAGTATCTCCATGCCAATATGACCTGCCTCTAGATCTTCTTTAAACCTACGACCTTCGAAACTCTTCAACCCCCTATCATAAGAAGATAGTGAAGGCATGTCAAAGTGGTCTCCAATGTGTATAACAACATCTGGACGTTTCTCTACAATGTACTTACCGAGTGCTCTTAGGTGAGCAAAGTTATGCCCCGGCTTACATTGTGTATCTGCAATAATCAAATGCTTCATATTAATTCCTCTGTGTGAATACGTAGGAGACTCGTGGGTTTTCTTTATCCACTTCAGTCTCTTGTAAAACCTCAACCTTTATATAATCATCATTATCATCAACAATAATACCAAGCTCTGTTAGGGCGTCATACAGAAACTTGGTGTTAGCAGCAATGAAATTATGCTTATCAGATCTTCGCCTAGATTGTTTATAAAGCTTGGCGGTAACATCTACAGGTTTGTCAAATTTAAGTTTATCCTGCCCAGTATCTTTTAAGATTTGGGCAACGATTTCCTTAAAGAGCTTCTTAGCTTTATTGTATTCTAAGTAGTGTGCGTTATTTGTATAGTTTAAGTTG